TCACGCGCAGGGGCAATTTATGAAAAGTTTGCAGAGAAGGGTAAAATTCCTAAAGACGAACGAATTTTAATTTCTAAAGATGGTTTTGTTGTAGATGGACACCACACATGGGCGGCGTCAGTTGCCTTTAGTTTTGATAACCCAGGAACAGAGTTGCCCGTTTATCGCTTATCGGTAAATGCAGATGAAGCCCTAAAGGTCAGTAGGGATTACGCAAAAGCAAAGGGTTACGAGAGTAAAGCCATGAGCGATAGCGCCAAGTATGGCAATAATGGCAAAGAAATAAAGAAGAGCGATTTGTTGAAGCACGGAAACCATGACCAGTCCACTCACGGAAACTGGGCTACTGGCGGCGGCGGTAGCGCTATTCCAGATAGGGCGCCCGATGTTGCACCAGAAGCAGGGCGTGACCCACAAGCCGTTGCAGTAGCAACAGCATTGCGTAATCAGTTCATTAAAATTGAACCAGAGATTACAAAAACAATGATTGGTTTAGCCGCTAAAGTTGGCGGAACAATGGATGGATTGCAAGACCGAATAAAGTCCACAGACTCTTTGACTCGTAAAATTCAAGATGACTCCATGAAAGACGGTGTTACTTTTGAACAAGCCGCTGGACAAGTCTCCGATGCAGTTCGTTACACAATGGTTTTCTCAGAACAAGACTATGCAAGCGCGGCGCAAAGAATAGATGCTCAACTTAGAGCCGATGGGTTTGAGCCACGCACAAAGAATTTTTGGAAAGAAGGCGACCCGTACCAAGGCATCAATATCAAGGCTACAAAGAACGGTGTGACGGCAGAACTACAACTTCACACGCCAAAGTCTTTAGAGATTAAGAAAGAGATTCACCCTATTTACAAGGTTGAGAGCAAAACGGCAGACCCTCGGACTAAGTACAAACTCTATATGCGCGAGGTTCGATACGCTAGACGCATACCTTTCCCAGAAGATAGGCAGTTATTATCGACAATTGGAGTTCAATCATTCCAGCCTTTCCAGACTCCACGGGAAGCGGGATTGATAAAAACAACTGGGGTTGATATAATGGAAACGATTAGAGGGGAGTGATATACAAATGCGTTATTTTGTAAGATTCTATTATCAAAATTTGATGCCCGTCGCGCACTTGTTGTTCCGCCTTGCCATAAATGACTTAGAAGAGACTTTCACCGAAGAGGAATGGGACGATACCAACGGCGTCTGGATTCCAACAGATAGAATCATGCCTGTCTTGGTACTAGGAGATACAGACTTAGAAGAAGTTGATGCCATCAGCGCTCGAAAATTCTTCCCTTCTGCTTTCAAAGAAGTAACCAAAAGTATCGGTACCTATGAGATGTCCAAGGCTGAAGGCGATAAGCGCTACACCCTTGGCGCTATGTATATCCCTGACCGCCTAGATGCTCATGGCGAATGGACAAGTGCCGATGAGTTGCAAAGAGCAGTTTGGGATTATGTTCGCACTAATGACCGTCGTATCCGATTACAACACGATAGAGAAGTTGTTGCTGGCGAATGGGTAGAAGTTATGGCTTTCCCATACGAACTAACAGTTCCGATTACATCTATTTCTGGAATTCCAACCAATCATACTTATCCAGCCAACACCGTTTTTCTTGGAGTTATCTGGGAACCTTGGGCTTGGGAGAAGATTCAAAACGGTGAGATTCTCGGTTATTCAATAGGCGGTAAAGCAGAGCGTCTATATGTAGATATGGAACCAGTTGAAAAAGATGATGGTCCCACAGTCAATTCTGTCCATGTTGATACAATAATGAATCCAAAGAAAAAAAAACCAAAGTACACCAAAGATGGCGTATTGATAGACGAAACTGGCGGAGCGCAAACAAGTTGAAAAGGAAAACAAAATGAAAGATATAAAAATCCTCAAAGAACTTCGCCAAGGTCCTATGAAAACCATGAAAGATGACGAATACGCGATGATTGAAGAAGAGGTCAGTCAAAAGGGAATCTCAGGCATCACGGGTTACGCTAAATATACAGTTGAAAAGGCTATGCGAGACATGGCTTATTCAATGAAAGATAAAGTTAAAAAACACGGCAACCATGACCAGTCAAGCCACGGCTCATGGGCTGGCGACGCCGCGGGTAGCGCTGAAAGCAATACAAGCGGAGAGTATTCTGTAAAAAGCACAACCGATTCCGCAGGTGGTAGTTATCACAGAGTTGATGCAACTACAACCCCTTCTAATTTAGATAAATTATTTGGTAAAGGCAAGGAAATGTTGGGCGATGAATATGAGAGAAAAGTAACCGAACAATGGACTGCTAAATTTACGGACAAAGCGACTGGGAAATCTTTTGTTGCTTCTGTTTACGATTGGATGCGGTACGACGACAAGGGAATGACCGCAGAGCAAGGTCAAAAAATACCCTTGCTTGGCAGAAATGAATCACATAGTTTTCATATTGGCGCAGACTCAAAAGAACAAGCACAAATTGTAAGTGATTATATTACTTCTAATCAAACTTCTGGCGTAAATAAAGCAACTTCACTTAAAAACGGAGACATGGTTTCTTGGCAAGCATCAGGGGGAACAGCCCGAGGCAGAGTTGAACACATCATGCGCGAAGGCGTTTTGGGTATTCCAAAGTCATCATTTAGTATTAAGGCTGAAAAAGATGACCCAGCAGTTCTTATTCGTATTTACAAAAATGGCAAAGAGACAGAAACTTTAGTTGGACATAAGATGTCCACGCTCAATAAAAACGCATCTCTCTAAACCAAGAAGGCAGTACATGAAATCAGCCGAGCGTGAAGTTCTTGACCTATTAAGAGAAGGTCCGCTTTGGGATACTTTGGATTCAGAGTTCAAAGTCATTGAATTAGAAATTGATAAAAAAGGAATTCAAAATTTAAGTGGCGTTGCGGCGATGATTGTTTATGGAGCAGTTGAAGAAATAAAATCAAATTTAGAAGTTGCAAAGCATGGCGACCATGACCAGTCAAGTCATGGTTCTTGGTCTGATAACCCACACAATGCAGATAATCCAAGACACATGGACTCAATGGATATGGGTTTAGGTCGTCCAAAGAAACAGCGTAAGTTAAGTATGGCTGAAAGAATGTTGATTGCTCGCATAGCATCTCCCGCAACAAATTATGCCCGTCGCGCTCAAAGAGGTGGGTATAGCCCACAACCAGATTTCGGCAGAACTTATCAAAACGCGGGTAAAATTACAGGATATGTTCCTAACCCAAGTGAAAATCCATCGTGAGTTCTTCAATCATTGATGTAACTATTGAAATTCTTTCCAATATGGGTTTAGAAGCATCCAGAGTTACAACACCGCCTGGGTATGCTGGTATAACAGTTTTATTGCCACATGATTCACAAGCATTTTATATCTGGAGCAAAATGGACGAAGGCGATTTTCATTTTAGATTAGCGCGTTTTTGGGAGAGCGATAATCCTTTTTCTATGTGGGCTTGTCCTGATTTAGTCCAAGCCATTGCCAAGACTCGGGTATTGCTAAATCAATAAAAGGCACAAAACGGGCGTATGGTATTCTGAGCCTGTCAAGACCCGAGATTTATCATGCAGTCCATACTGTCGTGGGAATCTCTTTTCGTGAGGAGTTATTTTGGCATCTCGTACTCGTAAGATGGTAAATCTTGCAATCGAAGAAACCAGCGGGGTAGACCATCCTGCTCATCTACACGAAGGCTGGCTGGTTATGAAATCAGCCGACGAATCTGAAGTTCAGAGGGTTTTAGACGAAACGCTCACCGAGGAGGACTCCAATATGGAGGAAACAACAACCACGGCTACTGAAGCGCAGGTGGAGAAGGCTGAAATGACCATGGAGGATGCAATGAAAAAGATTGCTGAACTTGAGGCTAAATTGGCAGAAGCCGCTAAGGAAGAAGTTGGCGAACCTAAAATGATGGGTAAGTCAGTAGATGCCTCAGAGGAATTCTTGAAGTCCGCTCCTGAGCCAGTCGTCAAAATGATTGAAGATTTGCGTAAGCAAGCAGAAACGGCAACAGCCGCACTTCAGGCAGAGCGCGATTCTCGCGCAGATGTTGAAGCCATTGAAAAAGCAAAGGGTTGGGCAAACATCAACCTTGATGCAGAAAAAGTTGGACCAGCGCTTCGTCGTTTGTCCTCAATTGATTCAGACCTTGCTAAAGCAGTTGAAGATGTTCTTACATCAATCAACGCTCAGGCTGAGTCAGCAAATATCTTTGCAGAAATCGGCAAATCTGCGGACTTCAAAGAAGGCAATGCTTATGGTCGTATGACCGCTATGGCAAAGTCGGCTGTTGAAGATGGAGTTGCAAAGTCTTTTGAGCAAGCGCTCGCAGATGTAGCAATTAAAAATCCAGAACTTTACAGCCAATACCTATCCGAGAAAGGTGCCTAAACCATGGCATTTGAATTTAATAATTATGCAGTAAAAATTTCAAGAGTGGCTGGTGCCGATTTATCTGCACTTCAGTACACTTTTGTTAAATTAAGTACAACTGACACAGTTGTTACTTGTTCAGCCGCAACTGATATTCCAATCGGTGTATTGCAGAACGCACCAACATCAGGACAGGAAGCCGAAGTTCTAATCGTCGGTGGAACTAAGTTAGTCGCTGGCGCAACCGTCGCTATTGGCGACCTATTAGGCGTAACATCCGCCGCAAAAGCAAGCGTTGTTACAACAACAGATACAACTAAGTATGTTCTTGGTAGTGCCATTACAGGTGGCGCAAGTTCTGATGTAATTACCGCAGTCATCAACTGTGCTAACCCAACTAGAGCGAACTAAGGAGATATAACTCATGCCACAACCAACGGGCGGTCAAGTCCATATTGATGCGATTCTGACAAACATTTCAGTAGCGTATCTTCAAAATCAAGATAATTTTATTGCAGACAAAGTATTCCCAGTAATTCCTGTGGATAAAAAGTCTAACAAATTCTTTACTTACACCAAAAATGACTGGTTCCGTGACGAGGCTCAACGCCGCGCAGGTGGAACTGAGTCTGCTGGTGGAGGTTACGGTCTTTCAACTGGTTCTTATAGCGCAGATGTATTTGCTTTCCATAAGGATGTAGATGACCAGACTCTTTACAACTCAGACACACCATTAAACCCACTACGCGAGGCAACAGAGTTCGTAACTCGTCGTTTAATGCTTCGCAAAGAAGTACAATGGAACACAGATTTCTTCGCTGGCTCTGTTTGGGCTAACGACTATGATGGTGTTTCAGGAACTCCTTCAACAAACGAAGTAAAGCAATGGTCAGATTACGCCGCTTCAGACCCAATTGATGATATTGAAGATGCCAAATCAGGTATTCTTTCAACAACTGGCATGGAAGCAAACACTTTAGTATTGGGATACGATGTATTCCGCGCACTAAAGAATCACCCTGACATTGTAGACCGTATCAAGTACACATCTTCACAGACTGTTACTGCCGATATGTTAGCCGCGATGTTTGATATTCCTCGCGTTATCGTTTCCAAGGGTGTCAAGGCAACAAACAACGAAGGTGCTACTGCCGCGTATTCATTTACATCAGGTAAGAAAGCCCTTCTTTGCCATGTTGCACCAAACCCAGGCTTGCTAACTCCTTCTGCTGGATACTCGTTCGCATGGACAGGTGTATCAGGCGGACTCGGAGCAACAGTTGGTACTTCACAGTTCCGTATGGAACACCTCAAGGCTGACCGAATTGAAGCAGAAATGGCTTTTGATAATAAAGTCATCGCTTCTGACCTCGGTTGGTTCTGGGATACAGTCGTCGCTTAATTAAATTGAGTAGGGAGGGGGACTAGAAACCCTCTCCCTCTCCAAAACAAGGAGAAATATGTTTAATCAAATTACGCGAGGAAATGCGCGAGTTGGCGCACTTACCGTAACTGGTAATTTGCAACAGATTCGTTCAGTAACAAACATTGCTGATGGTGCCTCAATGGTACATACGGTAGCGGGTATGCAAGGTGGTATTACTACTGCGACCCTTACAACGGCAAGAACTATCACTACTCCAACCGCCGCCGCTATTATTGCCGCAACGGGTTCTGTTGTAGGGACAAGTTTTAAGTTTAGTTACATCAACTTAGCGGCTTATGTTGCTACTTTGGCTGGTGGAACTGGTGTAACAATCGTAGGACTTGCAACAACAGCCGCGACTGCTGGACAAGCATCTCGTTGGCAAGTAGTTGTGACTGCTCCAACAACAGTCTCAATTTACCGAATAGCATAATGCAAAAACTTGTTCTCAAGAAGATGATTGCTGACGGAAAGCAACTCAATCACGGAGATATAGTAGATGTATCAGGTTGGAAGTATGTTGATAAGTTGGTAGAACAGCGTTATTTAACTGACGCCCCTGAAGTCAAAATTAAAGAAAAAGCCACCAAATAATTATGGGGGTGGCAATTCAGAGATGAGTTGCCACCCTTTTTTAATGAGGAGTTAAAATGGGTTTAAGTTATACAAGAGTCTCTGTTACAACATCGCCCACTATTTTAACTATCGCCGCACTTGATGGTGGAAGAAGCGGTAAGTCAGTTTGTATCCAAAATCCATCAGGCGGGGCAACTGTTTATCTTGGTGATGCAAGCGTGACTACATCTGTTTATGGATATGCCCTAGCGGGTGGTTCTGATTTTGTTATTGAATTAACAAAACAAGAAGATATTTATGGCGTTGTTGCCTCTTCTACTCAGACAGTCAATGTAATGCGACAAGGAGTATAAAAAATGGCAGTTTCAGGAGCAGTTATGCCAATTACCACAGCCCGAAGTGTAATCTCACTCGGGGGCGGAAGTCGTGGGCAAAAGTTGTATATTCAAAATACAAGCGCCGCTGTTATTTATCTCGGAGGCTCTGATGTTACAACTAGCGTTTTTGGTTGGGCTTTGCCAGCAACAAGCGGAACATTAACAGTTGAACTTGAGTACGGAGAATCTCTTTACGCTATTGCTGGTTCTAGCGTTAATCTAAATGTCCTTCGCATAGGGGTTTAACCCATGGCGTTGCCAGCCTCCCTTTCTACTTGCACAGTTGAAGCCACCTATGTTGATTTAATTGGCAATCCTGTAAGCGGGTCAGTTACTTTTACCCCACAAACCATTCTTAAAGAAACAACTCTCAATGTTATTTTGATGCCCACAGCAATTGTAAAAACACTTGATGCTTCTGGTTCTTTGAGTTTAACTTTGCCTTGCACTAGCGATACAGATGTAACACCACAACCTTTTATTTACACCATCGTTGAAAACTTTACTGGTGGTAGAACTACTCAAATTGCCTTGCCTTTATCAGTTGCAAACACCACTCAAAACCTTGCTGACTTACTCCCTGCCGTTTCAACCGCAGTTGCCGCCTCTTATGTCAGCCTTGACCAGTATCAGGTGCTTCTAGCGCGTTATACAGCCGATGAGTTGGTGCGTTTAATTGTGGTCAATGGCGAAGATTATGTTGAAAACTCAGCCACTTATGCAACAGCCACGGCAACAGCGGCAACAGAACTTGTAAATTTTACGGCTAAACAGATGATGTTGATGGGGGTCTGAAATGGCAGAACCGTATGTCCCTATCGCCGACCACACAACTTACGCCTCTCTTGCGACCAGTATTGAAATAACAACTAATGCCGCAAGTTCAAATGCTACGGCTTTAGCCGCGGCAGAGACTTCCGCCTTAGCCTCCAAAACAGCGGCTTTGGCTCTTGTCGCGCAAAAGTTTGATTTATTCTTTTTAGTTGGTGCATGATGGCTTTGCCAACAAATTTAACAAGCGTAACGATAACTGGTGCCTATGTTGATTACTCAGGGACAGCAATAAAGGGGCAGGTGACTTTTACCCTAGGAGATGTTTTGCGTTCTGGAATTGATAATGTCATGGTCGCGCCGTCTACCGTAGTTGTCTCTCTAGTCAATGGCGCTTTTTCAGTTACTCTCCCTGCTACAAATGACCCAGATGTAATTCCTAACCCCTATACATATACTGTTGTTGAATCATTTACTGGTGGGCGAACTTACACAATCAGTATTCCTTATGACACCGTAGGCTCTTTAGATTTGGCAGATATAAGTCCTTTGCCAACAATTGCTACTACTTATGTTCAATTGGTTGATGATACAACTTGGACAACGCTAGAAGTTCTCATTGATGCCCTTGATGTAAAGATTGACCAACCAACTGCGTCAATAATTGCATCAGGTAAGTATTGGTATATCCCATCTACTTACGCTACTTACACAGCGTTAGACACCGCTTTTGCTACCTATACAGCACTAACGGCTTCAAATTACTACCTGCAAGGAGCAGATATTTCCTCCTTTGTTACAACCGCGCAAGCATCCGCAACAGCGGCAACCGCAAGTGCTTCCACAGCCACAACAAACGCATCCGCTACAATAAACCCATTGCTTTTAATAGGAGGATAATCCATGGCAACTACTTATTCAACGCTGGGGCAATCAAACCCCGCCGCTACCACACAAACAACTCTTTATACCTGCCCCGCTTCAACTCAAACCGTGGTTTCAAGCCTAGTAGTTTGTAATCAAGGCGGCTCAAGTGCCACCTACCGCTTGGCAGTCCGCAAAAACGCCGCGACGCTAGATGCCTCTATGTATATTGTTTACGACGCCGCAATTGCCGCAAACACAACAGTTTCCTACACCCTTGGAATTACAGTTGATGCCTCTGACCTTATTACAGTTTATGCCTCAACTGCAACAATGTCCTTTACAGCCTTCGGAAGTGAGATTGCATAATGGCAATAACAACCAATGGTTCGGCAGGACAAGTATTATCAGTATCGGCAGATTTAGCCGCCGCAATTTCCGATGAGTCGGGAACAGGCGTAGTTGTATTTAATAATAGCCCAACCCTTACAACGCCCAATCTTGGAACTCCAAGCGCCCTAACTTTAACCAGCGCTACTGGTTTACCAGTTAGCGGAATTACTGCATCAACTTCTGCGGCTTTAGGTGTTGGAAGTGTTGAGTTAGGTCACGCAACTGACACTACCCTTGCTAGAGTTTCTGCTGGCGTTGTATCTATTGAAGGTGTCACCATAGATACTGTTTCAGCGGCAAACACTCTTACAAATAAAAAATTATCCGACTCTACTACTTCGATTGTAGATGTTGCTGATGCAACGAAAGCAATTAAATTTGATGTGGCTGGAACAACCGCTGTTACGGGAACCATTGCAACAGCATTTACTTCGGCTAAAACTTTGACCCTTCCAGATGCTACCGATACTCTCGTAGGAAAAGCAACAACAGATGTGCTAACAAATAAATCATTATCTGATTCAACGACTAGCATTGTAGATGCTACCGATGCAACCAAGGTAGTCAAATTTGATGTGGGTGGAACTACGGCAATAACAGGAACTATTGCTACCGCCTTTACTACCGCCAAAACTCTGACTTTGCCTGATGCAACTGATACTTTAGTTGGCAAAGCAACAACAGATACTTTCACAAATAAAACCCTTACAAGCCCAACTATTAACACCGCGACTATCGCAGGTATTAACGCTTCTAATATTGCAACTGGAACTCTTACCGACAACATAGTTAGAGGTTTGAACGAAGATGTCAATGTTGTTGCTTCTGCGGCAACTGGAACAATTAACTTTGAGGTTGCAACTGCGTCAATTTGGTACTACACCACAAACGCGACAGCCAACCACACACTAAACTTTAGATACTCAAGCACCGTTTCTCTGAATACTTTTATGAATACAGGTGATTCACTTACTGTTGTTTGGATGAATACAAATGGTACAACTGCTTACTATCCAAGCGCATTTCAAATTGATGGAACTTCGGTAACTCCTAAAGTTCCCGCCGCTATTACTGGCGGTAACACTTCGGCTATCGATGTTTACGCGTTTACAATTATTAAAACCGCTTCTGCTACATTTACCGTTTTAGAAACACAACAAAAGTTCGCATAATTTAGGGGAGATTTTATATGCCAATTATAGGTTCTTTTGCCAGCGGCTCTGCTCAAGGTTTTGGGCGAGGCAAGGGCGGTGGTCCTCTAACGGTTACTGGGGGTACTCTTTATACTTCAGGTGGAACAAGTTATAGATTATTTACCTCAACTAGCACTCTGCAAGTTTCCAATGGTCCTCTAACAGCCAATGTATTACTTGTTGGCGGCGGGGGCGGAGGAGGCGCTTATGGCGGGGGCGGAGGAGGCGCGGGTGGAGTTTTACTTCGCAGTAGTCTTTCAATTCCTTCAGGTGCTATCCCTATAAATGTCGGCGCTGGTGGTGCGGCTGGAACTGGTGATGCCAGTAATGGAACAGATAGCGATGTAAATAATAATACAACCGCTACTCAATTTGCCGAAGGTGGCGGTGGAGCAGGTAGCGGTGGAACTGCACCATCGGGAGGTTCGGGCGGGGGCGGTGGTAGTTACAACACTACAACTGGAGGTTCGGCTTCAGGTAATGGATTAGGAAATGCTGGTGCATCAAACTCGGGTGCAAGCAACGCAGGTGGCGGTGGTGGTGCCGCCGCCGCTGGTCAAACAGGCTCAGGTGGTCCTGGAGGCGCTGGAGTAAGTCAGTACAGCACTTATGGTTCTGTAACTTCTAGTGGTCATAATTACAATCAACTCGGCACATATTATTTTGGTGGTGGTGGTTCAAGCGGATGTACTGGTCCTGGAGGTAACTCACCTGCCGCCGCAACTGTTGGTGGTGGTGGTCAAGGAGGTCGTCGTTCCGACCAAGCGGTAGGTCCACAGGCAACTGCGGGAGTAGCAACATCAGGCGGCGGCGGAGGGGGCGGGGGTTCGGGAGGTCCTGGAGCGTACCATCCTGGAGCCGCTGGAGGGTCTGGCGTAGTGATTGTGAGTTACACAACCTGATGGCGCACTTTGCAGAAGTAGATGAAAACAACATTGTGTTGCGCGTACTTGTCGTTGCAGACGAACAAGAACACAGAGGTCAAGAGTATTTAGCCGTAGATATGGGTAAGGGCGGTACTTGGATACAGACTTCATACAATACTTTCCGTAATGAACATAAATTGGGCGGTACGCCCCTGCGAGGAAACTACGCTGGTAGAGGTTGGCATTATGACCCTATTAAAGATATTTTCTTTCAACCAAAACCATACCCATCTTGGGTTTTTAGTGATGAGGTTGCCTCATTTGTAGCCCCAGTACCTATGCCTACCGATAACGCTGGCTATATTTGGAATGAAACGCTTGTTAATTGGGAGGCTGTGGGGTAGGGTAATTCAAACAAACAAGAGGAGAGAATATGTTTGTACCACCCAATCTCATCTACCCAACCAATGTATATGCTGGCTGTATTTATGAATATGTAAATATATGGGAAAACAGCGAAGCGCTCATAAAAGAAATTGAAAATGAAGTTGGCGATGTAAACAATTTGTTCGGTTTTGTACCAGCAAATATCCTAAACGGTGACATTGCTGGATACAGAACTAATGCACATTTGGGCATTACTGAAGCGGCTAGACACAACGATTTTTTTAGAAGATTAAATAACTCTTTTTATGAAACAGTTTTAGCGGCTACGGAAGTTTATCGTAGACGGTTTTTACCCGACATTTCCGCTCTTTACCATGAGCCGTATAACCTTTTGCGCTATCGGACTGGCAACGAATACAAAGCCCACTACGACGGTGATACTGTAACTCGCAGGGCGGTCTCCCCTATTTTGTACCTAAACGATGATTACGAGGGCGGCGAGTTAGAGTTTGTTAATTTTGACCTCAAGATAAAACCCCGTGCGGGAAGTTTATACATTTTTCCTTCTAGTTTCCCTTATGCTCACATTGCTCACCCCGTCACTAAAGGTACAAAGTACGCAATAGTTTCTTGGCTACATGATGGACAGTAAAAAGATATATTTTTTATCAGGCTTACCTAGGTCGGGTACAACTTTGTTTAGTTCTATACTAAATCAAAACCCTGATATTTGCGCCACTCCGAACTCCCCATTGTGTCAAATAATGTGGGATACATACCAAAACATTTTACAAACAGAGCAGTTTCAAGTATTCGCAGATTTGCCTTATTTAGACAGAGTTATGAAAGGTATTTCTAAATCTGCCTACGAAAATAAAACAGAAACATACATTTTTGACAAGTGCCGCGATTGGGGAAACCCGTATAACTTAGATATGATAAAAAGACATATAACGCAAGAACCAAAATTTGTCCTACTGGTGAGAGACATACTTGATATTTTAGCGTCTTTCGTTACCTTGCTAAATAAGCCTCATCAAAACACTTCCTACTACGATAACGAGATTCCTTATTACTATCGGGAATTAAATGATGCAAGATGTGATTTTCTAATGAAGCCCGACGGCTTAATAGATAGGTCGCTTTGGTCAATAAAAAATGTCATGGAAAAAAGCAATTTTATCTTAATAACCTATGATGAGTTGATAGAGTCGCCCGAAGCAACTACAAAAGCGGTTTGTGATTTTATGGAAATCCCCGACTTCAAATATGATTTTTCAAACATCCAAAATAAATACCCCGAGGATGACAAAATGTTTGGCTTAAATGGATTTCACGAAATAAGAAAAACGATTTCTAAAACCTCAAAACCATATCAAGATGTACTTTCAGATTATGTTATACAAAAATATAAAAACTACGAAATATGGGAAAAATGAAAATCACCTTCAAATCCATAACTGAAAATCATTATGATATTGCCGAAAAACCCTATCCAGCAGTTGCGGCAATACCCGAGTGGTTCAAAAATATAAAACCCTCTACTTCTTCCGAGCATAGAAATAACGAACCAAAGGGACAGTTAGCAACCGTAAAGAAATGTTTTCCAATTTTAGATAGTTTGACGAGCGGTTATATTATTCCAGCCCCAGTAGATTTACTGGTCAGGTATGTTGGTAACGATGACATTCCTACTATTACTTGGAACTCCTTTAATATAAATTGGGTTGAAACTTGGCAACTAGACCAGTCTGCGGGCTTTGAAATACCCGATGGTTTTAACAAGCAGATATTCAAACTAATAAACCCTTGGTTAGTTCAAACTCCTAAAAACTGGTCTTGTTTGTTTACGCACCCTATTGGGTATTCTAATTTGCCCTTTAGGGCAATTACGGGAATTGTTGATACTGATAAATTAAAAACAGACATCAATCAACCATTTGTTCTAAAAAAGAGGTGGGAGGGAATAATTGAGGCTGGCACACCAATCGTTCAAATAATTCCTTTTGAAAGAAAAGACTGGGAGATGAACTGCGAAAGGGGTATCGAAAAAGACCACAGATTAAATCAAGAATTGCTTATGAAAAAAATTAGTGGGTCATACGGTAAGTTATTTCACACTAAAAAGAGATATAAATAAATGAGTCTTATTTACACAAAAGATTCATTAAACGCAGATATGCTTTTTGATAAAACCATAAACTACCAAACTATGATGGCGTGGGAAAAACCATATATGGAAGCGTTGATAGATAACTTAGAACCGTATGGCGATGTGCTTGAAATTGGTTTTGGTATGGGTTACTCTGCCAGTCAGATACAAAAGTATAAAATAAAAAGTCATACAATTATTGAGATGGACGCGGCTGTTTGTGAAAAACTTAGGACTTGGGCAAAGGCGCAAAAATACCCTGTAAATATAATTGAGGGTTCTTGGCAAGATAAGTTAGGCTCGCTTGGAACTTTTGACTGTATCTTTTTAGATGATGCCCCTAATGCTCAATATCCCGACCCCGAGGGTACATCAAACTTTGTAGTCTTTGGCAAAATAGCATCCTCTCATGTAAACATTATGAGTAAAATGTCTTGGTATTGTGGCAATCCTATTTATTGGGTTGTCAATAATTTTGTAGATTGGAGTTGTAAGGAGTACGCCATTGATATACCTGCAAATTGCAATTACATAAATGAGGAAGTAAAAAGAAATAAATGTCTTTATATGCCTAAAGTAATTTTTACAAAAGGAATTATTTCTGACATAAAGTATTTTGGAATTGATAGGTATGGCAGAGCAGTCAATATAACTAAGGAGAAGTCGTGATAATACAAATAATAGGACAAGCGGGAAGTGGTAAAACAAGTTTGGCTATTGAGTTAGCCGATAGGATAAATGCTACTCACATCAATGCCGATAAAGTAAGAGCCGACCTAAACCAAGACTTAGGATTTGAGTTAGCAGATAGAATAGAAAACGCTCGCCGTTTGGGTGCGCTTGCAAGATTACTTGACGAGCAAGGTCAAATAGTTGTTGTGGATTTTATTTGTCCGACAAAAGAAACAAGAGATGCTTTTGGAGTTGCCGACTTCGTTGTTTGGGTGAACAGAATCAAAGAAGGACGATTTGTAGATACAAACAAGATGTGGGAAAACCCAACTAATTTTGATGTTGAGATTCCAACAGGAATGTCCATAACCGAAGAAGCCGAGTTGGTTATCTTTCATTGTGGACTGTATGACTGGAGGAAACCAACCACCCTAATGCTTGGGCGTTACCAACCTTGGCACGAAGGACACCATGCTTTGTATGATGAGGCAGGTAAGAGAACAGAGCAAGTCGTTCTTGGGGTTCGCAATACTTACAAGACTAGCGAGAAAGACCCGCTCACTTATTCGGAAGTCAAAACCTTTATTGAAGCCGACCCTAAGATGAGAAACGCTATGGTGGTCAAGTTTCCAAACATTACCCATATTGTCTACGGTAGAGATGTAGGTTACAAAATTGAACAGGTGAAACTTGATGATGAAATTGAGGCAATCTCGGCTACTCAAAAAAGAAAGGAAATGGGCTTGTGAAATCTGCTCGTTCACGCTCATTTGCCAAAGCCGTAACTTGGAGAACCACGGGAACTATTGACACATTTCTAATAAGTTGGTTAGTTACTGGCAAACCCTCTACCGCTGGACTTATAGCGGGGGTGGAGGTAATGACAAAAATTACTCTCTACTACTTCCACGAAAGAGCGTGGGATAAAATCAAATGGGGCAGGAGTAAATCGTAATTATCCCATATTTAGTTGTTTGGTATCATTAGGGGTTTACTTTAAGCGCTAGGGGTATTTAATGGCAGGTACAACAAGTAAAGGTCTAAGATACCCAACCGCGGGTGATAACCCTGCCGTTCACACAGATTTTCTTAATCTTGCGGGTGATATTGATACCCTTTTAGACTCCTACATAGGCACAACAAACCTTGTTAATTTAACCTTTGAGGGTTCAACAGCGGATGCTTTTGAAACTACACTCACAGTTGTAGACCCAACAGCAGACCGCACAATTACTTTTCCCGATGCTACTGGAACAGTTACCCTGCTCACCGCTACTCAAACCCTTACAAATAAGACTCTAACCTCCCCAGTAATTACAGGCGGAACCTTAACTAGCGCAACAATTACTTCAGGCACTTTGGGTAACGCTTTAGCGGCGGGTGGTTTTAAGATTACTGGACTTGCTAATGCAAGCCAAGCAACAGACACAGATGCAGTAAATGTGCTTACTTCCCAAAATGATGCCCGAACAGTTGGATTTTTGCTTGGCGGTATGTAATGACTTTTACTTACTCGAATGACCCATCTACCTCAACCCGTAACAAGGTGAGGTTTCTCATCAACGATGTTGATTCTAACGACCCTTTGTTCAATGATGCTGAGTTGGATTATTTAATTGCTGAGTGGAGCAATGTGTATGAAACTTGTCGTGCCGCGTGTGAAACTCTTGTTGCTCGTTTTAGTCGTCTAGCCGATTCAACTTCAAAAAGCGTAGGAGACATTTCGGTATCTGAGTCTTACACCGCTAAGTCAAAGCAATATCAAGACCTTGCTAATAACTTCCTTCAGCGCCGTATGCGTAAAACACCTCCTACTATGTGGGCTAACGCTGATTCCCTTCTTTCAACTAACGACAGAATGGTTGATGATTACAACACAGACTTCTTTGCTGGAATTCACGATAATCCAAATAGCAATTATTTAGATAAACCAGTTAATAGTTAGGTCGGTAGTCATGGCAGACGCTATCTACTCAAAAGTTTTAGAATTTATGACCGATACGGTCACATTTACGGGTAAGAGTTCGGTTGATAAATACAACAAACCAACTTTTGCTGGAACCGTGACTTCTGCCGTCGGGCGTCTTGTTTATGGCGCATCAAAAACTTATGATGTCCAAGGAATTGAAGTAACCGATATTGGATATTTTATTACTTATGGTCCTCAAATAACACTAACTGCTGGTCATAAGATGGTTTTTGGCGCAAAAACATTTACAATCAATGGCGTCGATAACATTTCAGATGAAAACGGAGCGCATCACACAGTCATTCGTTTTGGGCATTAACCATGGCTGATTATACTTTTACTTTAGAAGGTGGCGATGAGTTGCTCAACATGCTCAAAACCGTCCCGCCCGAAGCCGCGCAAGTTGTAGGACAGGCAATTCTTGAAGAAGCAACAAATATTTTTAATAAATCTCAAATTTTGGTTCCAGTTGATACGGGCGCACTTCGCGGTTCGGGTGGCGTTTCAGCACCTATTTATTCAGGGGGCGGCGTGGCAGTTGATGTCTTTTACGGTGGACCTGCCGCCTCGTATGCCCTCATAGTCCACGAAATACAAGAGTATTATCACAACCCACCAACACAGGCTAAATATCTGGAACAACCATTCATGGAGGCTTTGCCAAATATCCAGAAAAATATGGCAAGTAGAATTATCAACCTCATCCAACAAAAGGCGGGTCAATAATGGCAACAATCCTTGAGTCCATTGGGGATTACTTAGTCACCAATAGTCTTGGAACTTTAGGCACAACTTTGTTCTTAGGGACTTTGCCAGAAACCCCAGATGAGTGTGTGGCTGTTTATGAAAATGCTGGCTCTCCATCCGCCTTCACCATGGGAACTGGTGGCATTGTTATTGACTATCCAATGATTCAAATTATCGCTCGGGCAGGTCGTGAGGACTACCCAACTGCCCGAGATAAGGCAGAATCAATCCGTGTTTTATTGGCGTCGGTGCTTGACACTACAATTTCTTCTGTCAAAATTATGCGTATCGAACCAATGGGTTCTGTGAACCCGCTTGGAGTTGATGGTAAATATCGTCCATTAGTGTCGGTGAATTTCCGATGTCTAGTGAGGACATAGTTACGGAGCCGTCGGCTCCCCTAGAGAGAGTGGCTGATGCTTATGGCAGGAACGCAACAACCGATGAGTTCCAACGATGCTGGAAATGTGACAGGCTCCTCTTCGAAAGTGCGACGCGCCCATGGAGTATCAGATGTCCCCGCTGTAAATCCAAAAATAAATCAGGATGAGTTCACCCACGCTTTAGATGACCTTATTGGTTTAGGGCGAATCAATGATGGATGCTCAGTCGGAAGAATTACAAGAGAACTTCCCGAACCATCACAAACAAAATTCAAAGAAGCCTTGTTGAATGAAAAAGTAAACTCTGCTCGCTTAGTGGAGGTGTTAGCAACTTTTGACATTACGGTAGGCTCTGATGTTATGCGCCGTCACCGCAGACGGCTACTTGGTAAAGATGGGTGTAAGTGTCCGCGTGAGTCTTGATGATGCCTTAGACAATCTTCTCAAAACGACAGAGATTGCTTCAGTTCAAAAGAGTGAGCCACGGCAAAGACAAGCCGAATGGCAACCTGGGGTCACTTGGAATGGTGATGAAGGTTCTATTACAACTGCCCCAATTGAAGGCGATTCACACCCAGATTGGTCAGGTGTTTTGCGGATGTGGGGGCTTGACCCTGAGAATTTTGCTGTTGTTGAACCCGTTCTTTTCAATGTATGGGGCGACACTATGGGGATTCTCAACCGTCAATGGAAAGGCAAAGTTGTCAGAAAGGGCGCCAAAGAAAACGCCGATATAGAAGCCTTGATTCAAGAAATAAGAAAACATAAACCAAGACCCCCAAAACCTTTTATTGGTAGCGCAAGTCTTGTTGTATGCGCTTCTGACTGGCAGGTGGGTAAAAGAGATGGTGATGGACTCAAGGGATTAGTGGGACGCTGGCTTCAGGCTATTGACGATGTTGAGTTGAGATTAAAAGAATTGCGTAAAATGGGGCGACCTATTGATTCAATTACCGTCCTGTGTTTAGGGGATTTAGTTGAAGGATGCGATGGTCATTACGATATTCAAACTTTTACAGTTGAAGTGGATAGACGCGACCAAGTAAAAATTGCCCGCCGATTGCTCAGGGATGCTTTAATTCGATGGTCAAAGATAGTGCCAGAAATTACAGTAGCCGCGATTGGTGGAAACCACGGAGAGAACCGAAAGAACGGTAAAGCCTTTACAACCCTTGGCGATAACGATGATGTCGCTCTCGTTGAGTCCGTTGCTGAAATTTTTGGTGCTAATCCAGATGTTTACAGCCATATCAAGTTTGCTATCCCAACCGATGAGTTGAGCCTTACCCTTGAAGTCAAGGGAAAAATTATCGGCATAACTCATGGTCATCTTGCCCGTGCTGGAGCAGGTCCAGAGGCAAAATTGCGTCGCTGGATTGCTGACCAGACTCTAGGGCGTCAAGCAATTGGAGATTGCGATATTTTAGTATCGGGTCATTACCACTCATTCAAACTAGCAGATTGGGGAGGAGTCAAATGGATTCAAGCACCAGCACTAGACGGGGGGAGCGTATGGTGGAGACAATCAACGGGGGAGATTGCGGATGTGGGAGTCCTAACATTTGTAGTGTCGCAGGAGGGCATCAGCGACCTCCAGTTGCTCAAATGAACGACCCTAGGGACATTGCCCTCCATGCGGCTGAACTCGTCTCAGGAGAGCGTCAGAAGGCTTATGGACACCCTTTAGATAATTTTGCTAGAGCAGGACTTATATGGGAAGCCATCCTTGGAGTTCCCGTAAGCGCTGAGCAGGTAAGCCTATGTATGGTTGGTATGAAGATTGCCCGAGAAGCCCATCTGACCAAGCCCGATACAGTTGTAGATGGAGTTGGATACTTTCTCACTTTGGCGATGATTAGAGAAGAACGCGCTCGCAGAGAATCTTTGTAAAAAACTAAACTGATACAATAAACCTACTGTGCGCTAGTCGCCCGAGTTTCGTCTTACCTCCGTGTCCGTGTGACCTAGACGGTGACTTGGGCTACCCATGCACCGTTACTAGGAGGTTTAGATGGGTTATAGAGTATTAGCGGGAATTGATTATCCGCCAAACAAACGCGCCGAAGCGGGCGATATTGTAGATGATTTAGCACCCCAGTCAATTAAATGGTTACTTAGTGCTGGCATTATTGAAGATAATTCAAAGTCACCTAAAGCCGTTGAAAAAGAACCAGAGGCAACTCCAGAGCCAGTCGTGCTTCAAGAGCCAACTCCAGAAGTAATTGCAGAGCCAGAAATTATTGAAGAACCAGTTGTGATTGAAGAGGCAACACCAGAGCCAGAAATTGAAACTCCAGCAGTTGAACCGACACCAGAAGTAGCCGATGCTGAAGCAGACAATGATTCCGAACCACAAAAAGTTGAGGAAGAATAATGCCAACATTTAGACACGGTAAATCAGTTAATGTTTTTATTGATAAATATGATTTCAGCACTTATTTCAATGACATGACAGCATCAGCCATGCAAGAGCCAGTTGAAACCAGCGCCTTTGGAAGTTCTGCAAAGACTTATATTGCGGGATTAAAAGATGGCACCATCTCATTGAGCGGTATGTTTGAAGGAACAACCACGGGAACGGATGTCTTTTTTGACACGGTTATGGGTTCAGCCACAAAGCAAAATATCATTGTTGCCCCAGAAGGTCACGCTTTAGGGTATGTCGCAACTGTCGCAAACTCAGACGATACCTCTTATGAGGTTTCAGGCTCAGTTGGGGATTTAGTCAAAACAAGTGCTGAGTTCCAAGCAAGCACGGGCGTTGAAAGTGGCTTGCTTCTTTCTTCAGGTGCTTCAATCACAGCAACAACAAACGGAACAAGCGTAGATAACACAGCCTCATCAGCAAATGGTGGGGTTGGATTTTTCTCGCTCCCAATAAATACGCGAACTGGAACCATTATCGCGGTCATTCAACATTCCGCGGATAACTCCACATTCACGGATTTGGTTACTTTTACGACAGTAAACGCAACCACGCTCACCTCAGAAAGAGTGGAAGTAGCAAGTGGAACAACAGTAAATCGGTACCTGCGTTTGAAATTAACATACGCGGCTGGCACAGGCGCATCTACACCCGTAGTTGCTTTCGTTAGGAGATAAAAAATGCCATCATTTAGACACGGTAAAGCATCAGTATTCAAGGTTGATAACAATGCGGGTTCATTAACAGATATTAGTACAGTATTAACAGATGTTTCATTCCCGCAATCAGTTGAAACCGCCGAAACAACCGCTTTCGGAAGTTCTGCAAAGACCTACATCGTAGGTTTGACTGACGGAACGATTTCAATTTCAGGAAATTTTGACAAAACAGTAGATATTCATTTAGCGGCAATCGTCGGCAAAACCGATTCAGTTTCATTTGAATATGGTCCTGAAGGTAGCACCGCTACATACGCAAAATACACAGGAGAGTGTTTCTTGACCTCCTATGAAAAGAGCGGTGCCGTCGGAGATGTAGTAAAGTTCAGCGCAGAGTTTCAGGTAACTGGCGCGATTACTCTCGGCACTTACGCTTAAACTCCAATTAAAGTATCGTGACCAACCTAGTGTCCAAGGAGAATAAAATGGATTTACGCCAAGCAATTTTTAGTGCTGATGACATTTCGAAAGAATTGATAGAAGTCCCAGAATGGGGCGTCACAGTTCAACTTCGTTCAATGACAGCGGCAGAGCGAGCAGGAATGACTGAAGCGGCATCCTCAAAAGGAGATAAAATCAATATCTCTTTGATGTATGCACTTTGCGTTATAGCAACTGTCTATGACCCAGAAACGGGTCTACCAATTTTTACAGCGAATGATAAAGAAGCAATCTTGTCTAAGAGTGGCGCAGTTATTGAGCGTCTTGCTACGAAGGCAATGGGGGCATCAGGTCTTGCTGAGAAGGCGGTAGACGAAGCATCAGCCCGATTTCCTGAAGAATCCTGAGCGTAGGTTTCTTTTTGAATTAGCAGAAAAACTTGGAAGGACGGTGGCTGAACTTCTTTACGGAAGCCCAAGTCACCGCCCTTTGAGTTCAAAAGAATTAACCGAATGGGCGGCTATCTGGAATGTTCGTGCTATCGAACAAGAAGAAGCAAACCGAAAGAATAAGAGGTAGCCATGGCTGAAGGTAACGCAACCATGGAAGTCCGCGCTCGCCTCACCGCTGACACGGCTCAGTTTACAAAAGGAATGGCTCAAGCCAGTTCAGCGATGAATGGCATGATTGCCCAAACATCTAAATTCCAAGCAGGTATGGTTGGCGCTGGAATAGCGGCGGCTGGGTTTGCAACAGGTCTTATTGCTTTTGGAACTAAAGCATTTATGGCGGCGGCTCGCGTAGACGAGTTGGATTACGCAATGAACGCCGTTGGTAAATCAACGGGTCTGGGATACGACAAGTTAAATGAAACAGCCATGGCTGTTCGCGCAACTGGTATTGAGATGGAAATTGCTCAAAAAACCACATTAAAGTTTGCACAAAATAATCTTGATTTGGCTTATGCCACTCAATTAGCAACCGTAGCCCAAGACCTTGCTGTTATTGCAGGAGAGAACTCAACGGAGACTTTGAACCGTTTGACGACGGCTGTTATTACTGGACGAAGTGAAATTCTAAAAACAGTTGGTATTCAAAAATCTGCTGGACAGATGTATCAGGAATACGGACGCACGATTGGTAAAGCGGCAAGCGCTCTTACTTATCAGGAAAAACAACAGGCAGTTGCCAATGGCGCTATTGCTGAAGGTGCCAAGGTTGCTGGAACATACGCTGAAGCCATGAGGGCGCCTGGAAAACTTTTGCGTTCTTTTGCCCGTTTGAACAATGAATTACAGGTTGCCGTTGGCGGAGTGTTGGTCAAGGCTTTTGGTCCTCTTATTTACTCTGGTTATCATCTACAAAAATCATTTATTGCCGCAATTTATGGTAGCGAAGCCTTCAAGAATGTTATCAAGGCAGTTCAAATGGTATTAGTAAAACTTACTACTCCGCTTGTAAACATTATGGACAAGTTAAAAGCATTTTTTGACGGCATGTTGCAAGGAAACGAAATAGTTGGAGGGTTTACCGATAAGTTAGGTAAAGGTGGTAAAACCATTACTGAACTTGCTGGCAAGATTGAATTCTTGTTACCACCCATAGCGGCGTTGGTAGCGGGATTATCCGCATTTGCGGGAGGAAAAATTTTTACACAAGTTCCAATTTTAGGTTCTCTTCTTAGAGGGCTTGGCGGACCTATTGGAGTTGTTGTAACTGCATTTGTAGCAATGGCTTTAACATCTACTCAAGTAAGAAATGCCTTTGGCAATATTGCAATTGCACTTAAACCTCTTTTGTCTCTGCTTGCTAAATTAGGCGGGGTTATTGCTACTGTCGCTGGATACGCAGTTGCTTTGTTTGCTAAAGCGCTCAACGGAATAGCATCTTTAATTAGAATAGTTACCAATCTAGTCACAACACATGTCGGAATAATGAAGGGTCTTGCTGTTGTTGTTTTTGCAGTTGCCGCTGGATTCCTTGCATACAAAGCCGCAATTATTATGTTGCCTTTAATTCAGAGCGCAATTGCAGGAACTTCAGCCTTAATGGAAGTTGCAATGGCTCTCATGTCTGGCACCGAGTTAGCCACGATTGCTTCTACAAATGGTCTTGCCGCCTCTATGTTGGCTCTTGAGGCAACCTTGGCTGGTCCCGCCGCCATGATTGGCGCTGTTGTCGCTGGAACAGTCCTGCTTATTGCGGCTTTTGTTTTAGCGTGGCAAAACAGCGAAACATTTAGAAATGTAGTGACAACGGCATTTAATACAGTTGCTAAAATAGTTGGAAAAGTTATAGCCTTTGTTTTACGGGCTTTTGGTTATACTCTTTTGGCATTTGGTAATTTGATTGATACTCACAACGCTTTTGGTAAAGTTGTAGCGACGGTATTTCAGTTTGTTTATAGCGCCGTTTTAACAGTATTTATTGGTATTGTAAAAATGATTAAATTTGTTATTGACGCCTTTATTTCCTTGATGGAGAACCAAGGAATCCTTGGAAAAATAATTGAAACGGTTATCAATTTTATTATTAAAGCCTATTTGTTATTCTATAAAACTGTTTTAACCGTGATTAAAAATGTTTTAGATGCTTTTGTAAGTTTATTTGAAGGTCACGAAACCCTGAGAAAAATTGTAGAAACCGTATTTAATGTAATTATGAGGATTGTTGCTTATGCAGTTACTAGCATTATTGTGTCTTTGGCTAATATAATTAAAGGAATTGCCACAGTAATTCATTTCTTTGAGACTTTCTTAGAAGTAGCAAAAGATATTGTTGGTGGAATTATTTACGCTTTCTTTTGGTTGGGAAAATCTATTCTTGGCGGACTTGGTAAAATTGCTGGAAACATTGCTGACTTTCTTAAAGAGTCTCTGGCGACGGTTAAAGGGTGGGTAACAAACTTCCTCGGTCTTTTAATGAAACTTCCTGGTGTTTCCGCTCTAGTAAATCTTGCATTTAGTGGCATGTCCGCGGCAACTGATTTTGCCACAGATGCACTTCGTAAATTAGGTGGAGTAATATCTAATGTATTTACTGGGACAAGCGACCCTGCTCAAAAATCAGTTGATGCCATTACGGGTGTTTCGCAATCCCTCATTGACAGTTCAAAATCATGGGGAAATTATTCAAGCGGAGTTTCGGGTGCTTTAAGCACAATCGCTAATAAAATGCTTGGTTTCTCACAAACCGTTGTAGATTTTGCGGCTAAGGATAACGGCGCAATTGTTATGTCAGGTTTGATTGCTGGAGCCAAAACTGCTTCAACTTTTGTTGGTGGATTGATTGATAAAATTAAAGATGCAGAACAAATCAATTTTGGGGCGGCAATCGTTGATACTTTGGTGGCTGGAGCAAAATTAGCCTCTGATGGTTTAGGCGCCGTGATTGACAAAATGGAACAAATGAAAGATGTCAATGTTGGTGAGTTCATTGTTAGTAAAGCCTCCGACGCGGCTATCAAGGCTGGTAATTTTCTACTAGGTCTTGCTACATCCATTGAGTCATTTACTTCTGGAGATGTTTTAGGAAAAATAACTGATGGTCTTGGCGATATGTTTAGCGGACTCAAGACTGGTCTTGGTTTTGGCGATGTTACGGGCGATATGGAAAAATTTATTAAATCCATATTTGACCCAAGTAAATTTGATAATAAAGCAGTTGAGGACGCGGTATCCAGCGTAGATAGAATGAAAGCAATTAGAGGCGCTTTGCAACAGGGAATTGATGCAATCAAGGGAGTCTTAGACGACCTTCAGCAAGCGGCAAAAGACTTTGCGGATAGCCTTAAAGACACAATCATTGGATTTGCTGGTCTAAAGGGCGTTGAGTTGCCCGATGGATTCATCCCACAGGCTAAATCTCTTATTGAAAATATGCGTATGCGTCTGGATAAAAGCCAGCAGTTCGCCACACAAATTGCTCAACTTCAGGCTTACGGTCTTGACGCTGGAGCATTGAAATCAATTATTGAAGAGGGTCCAATCAAGGGCGCTCAATTAGCGGCATCTATTCTTGGTGGCAATGCGGCTGAAAATATTCAACAAATCAACGCACTTCAAAAGGCTATTTCTTTTACAGGTGCGGCAATCGGTCAATTCGGGGCAGATGCGGCGTATAGCGATTTAATTGCTAACGCAAAAGATAAGTACGCAAGTATCAATCAGTTAGCAGGAACAACCGATGCCCAACTAATGCAATCCCAAGGTAAGAATGTGTTAATCCAAGAAGGTGCCTTCAAGGTTGCAATCAATGTTGCAGGTTTAACTGGTCAAGACCAAGTTGATGCAATCACAAAAGCAATTGACGCACAGTTCCAAGTTCTTGCTAAAGAATTGGCGGCTAAATAATGGCTACGGTATTACGCCCTAATGCTAACTGGGACTACGCCTCTTCTTTTACTATTAACGGTGGCTCTGCAACAGTTCACGCCGCACTCTCGGATGACAGCGATTCAACATACATAAAGCGCTCAAGTGCCACGGTTCCCGCAAGTTATTATGCTGAGTTCGGAACTACGACAATTAGCGCCACTACCAAAGTTATATCCGTGAATGTGCGGGCAAGGTTAGCAATTGGAACAAACGGATATGTTCAATTAAGCCTTGGAACTATTACAGATAGAAACGGTAGAGGGGTAAGTTATTCAGTTCCCGTTGTTTATCAAAATACGCTTAGCCTTACCACAGTTGATACAGCCTTAAATCTGACAACTGCCCCAGATGGAACCGCTTGGACACAAACCCACATAGATAATTTAGTGGTCAAATTTACAGATGGGGGAGCGGCATCGGGCGATAGAGCATCACTATACGAGTTATACATAGATGTAACTGTCACAAATCAACCAACGGTGACTGTAACCGCGCCTTCGGGAACAATAACCGATACATCTTTTGTTGCTGTGAACTGGACATACGCAGATGCAGATGGTGATGACCAAACAGCCTATGAAATTAAAATCTTTGACTCGGCAACTTATTTAGCAACAGGCTTTAGCGCGGATACCTCTACGGCTACCGTTGAAACTGGTGTTATTACATCATCAAACAATGGTCAAACTTTAGATGTAAGTCTTGCAAACAACACCACCTATCGGGCTTATGTGCGGGTTGCTTCAATTGCTGGAGCCGAAAACTATTTCAGCGATTGGGCTTATTCTCAGTTCGCATTGAGTATTGATGCGCCAGCCGAGCCAACGCTTTCCGCTTCGTACAATTCCACGACTGGAGCCGTGACGGTTACAATTTTTGGAAGAACCAATGTGCTATCGGCTAACCAAGCATCTTTAGAGACAAATACAACTGGGTGGGATGCTGTTACAAACTGTGCCATTGCTCAAAGCGGCGCTCAGTATTCCTCTGGAAGTAAATCATTATCTTTAACGGCAACGGCAACTGGGGATATGACTGCCTCGACCACAAGCGGTACAGCGTTTGCCGTTACAGCCTCTCGCAAGTTTTCGGCTACGGCTGAGTTCAAAAGCGCCGTGACTGCTCGTTCGTGCGCCGTTGGAATTCGTTTTTTAACCAGTTCTAATACAACAATTTCTACATCTTATGGAACTGCCGTTACAGATTCGGCTAGTGTTTGGACTGCCGCCGTAGTAACCGCCACCGCCCCTGTCACGGCAACAAAGGCTCAAGTTTTTATTAAAGTTGTAACACCAGTTGCTTCTGAAGTTCATTACATTGACAAGATTGCTTTTCATGCTGGAGATAGCCCCACCTTTACCAGCGGAGGTTTTGGAACATTTACTTTTGATGTTGAGCGTTCTGACGATGGAGGAACCACTTACACAGCAATCCGCAATAGCCCAGTTACCGCTTCAACGGCTCAAATTGGCACAGTTGATGATTATGAGTTGCCAGTAGATACAACAGTTTTATATCGTGCTAAAGCAAAGGCGGTTATTTAATGGCTGACACACGCTCCTCGGGATATACAACTACCGAACCAATTCAAATTGCGGCAACAGGTATCTGGTCATTTACTGCGCCAGAATCGCCTTCAATTCGCGTAACTTCGTTGCGAGTTCAACAACCCTTAAATTCATCAATCGTTGAATCTTATGGCGTGTTCAAGCCATTGGGTGCATCTAAAACTGTGGTTGTGGCTTCTAGCATTTATGGCGTGGATGGAAGTTATCAGTTCACCACTCAAGGTGAAACGGAATGGGATGCCCTGTATCCCGTCCTTATCTATCAGGGTATTTTATATGTTCAAGACCCATTGGGTCGTGCTAAATATGTAAGATTTGTAGACAGAACTTGGGTGGAATCAGGTCCAATCGGGAGTTTGATAAGAGACGCTAAAGTAAATTACTTTGAGGTTGGCGCTCCATAATGTATCCAGTCTCGGAAGATTTTTTAGCCTCCGTTCGTAAATCTCATGTTAGTAAAATAAAAGTTGAGATTTACGATGTAGCAAACGGCACCATTATTAGCACAGCCTCGCCTATTAGCGGAGAAGTTACTATTGATTCGCGGCGTTCCATTCGCCGTCAATGCTCCCTTGAGTTCATTGATTCCGATGGAACACTAATCCCAAACAACAATCTTTCGGCTATCTTGCTCCCATACAACCGAGAAATTAGAATTTACCGTGGGGTTGTCTTTGCAGACGGCACGGAAGAACTTGTTCCATTGGGAGTATTTATTATTACGAGCGTGGATGTCACAGACACCCCACAGGGAATTAAAATCGCAGTTGCGGGTTCTGATAGAAGTTTGCGTATAGCAAGGGCAAAATTTACAACCCATGATTTTTATATCTCTGATGGAGTTGCAAAAGAAACGGCAATTAAAAACATTTTGACCAATAGATACCCAGCAGTTAAAACACAATTTCCTGCCACCAACCAAACAGTAAAATTAACCTATCCAACTTTGGACCAATCTTCTGACCCTTGGAAAGAAGCACTAAAAATTGCTGAGTCCGCTGGTATGGATTTGTATTTTGACGAAGTAGGTGTTGCCCGTATGCGTTTGATTCCAGACCCAGATGTGGGAAACCCGCTTGTGACTTATGAAGATAACGCCGAATCCGTGATTACTCAACTCAGCCGTAATTTATCAAGCGATGAAACATATAATTATGTCGTGTATACGGGAGAAGGCACTAATTTATCTATTGGCGTTCTTGGTACAGCCTTTGACAATAACCCGAGTTCACCTACTTATATCTATACCTATGGAATTGTTCCCCTTTTCAAATCCTCCCCAAACATCCTAACCGTTGGAGAAGCCAAAACCGCCGCGATTGCTGAGTTGAGAAAAGTAGTTGGGGCATCAGAAAAAATTACTTGGGATGCAATTGTTAATCCTGCTCACGATGTTTTTGACCTTGTAAAAATAGTTCGGAGTCCGTCTGGGATTGATTCCGTTTTAATGCTAGATTCAATCACTATTCCTTTGGCGGCGACTTCCACAATGAACGCCATTGGCAGATTGAGGAGATTTTGATGGATTTAAGTTATTTAGTAAAACAAATTAAAGAGCCTTCTTCTGGATTAAGATTGCGGCAAGCAAAAGTTATTACCGTTAATGCGAGTCCAGCAAGCGTGGATATACAAATTGCTGGGGACACAAATACTTTGCCGTCAGTTAAATATCTAAAAAGTTTAACCCCAGTTGCAAATGACATTGTTTGGATTCTTGTAAATGGCTCAGACCTTGTAGTAATTGGAAGCCAACAGGCATAGGCTATTATTTACCTACCCACTTAGGAGAAAAAATGACAAAAGTACAAAAAGCAATGCTCGCTTCATACGGACGCTCATTCCTTGCCTCAATGGTAACGGCATTTATGGCGACAGGCGGAGATTTATTTAATTTAGATGGCGATAGTGCCAAAGGGATTTTAGCCGCTGGTATTGCATCTGTTCTCCCCGTGGCACTTCGATACATCAATAAGCAAGACCCCGCTTTTGGCAAGGTCGCAGATGTTGTTGCTGAAGAAGCAATGAGAAAACTGACCAAAAAAACAACTCTTAAAAAACCCACCAAGAAGGCATAATGCCAGCCCCAGAGGTCTTGGCGATTGCCAAGAAACACGCTGAGGATAAATACACCGAAGGTGTCAATAACGACACAATTTTTGGTGCTTGGTACGGAATGAATCACCAGCCATGGTGCGCTATGTTCGTTTCAAAATGTTTTGCCGACGCAGGACACGCTGATTTAGTGGCGGCTTCTACCAAAAAAGGCTTTGCTAGTTGCGATGCTGGTTTGAAATGGTTTTCTAAAAAAGGTCAAGTAGTTCCAGTCGGAAAGGCTCAAGCGGGAGACATTGTTTTCTTTCAGTTTGATGACGATGCTCAGCCAGACCATGTAGGAATTGTCAAAGGGAACGATGGCAAGGGTGTTCTTTATGTCTATGAAGGAAACACCAGCGGAGATTCAAAAGGAAGCCAATCCAACGGAGATGGGGTTTTTCTTAAAAAGCGCCCGTACTCCCTAATCATGGGCGTTGCTCGCCCCGCTTGGAAGTAAAATGGAATTCAAAGATTATTTGACCATGGCAGTTGCCGTTATAGCCATTATTACGGCTTTTGCTGGAAGTATGCGTTGGATGGTCAAGCACTATCTTAATGAACTTCGCCCAAATGGAGGCAGTTCGATAAAAGACTCCATTTCAAGACTTGAAATTAGGGTGGATGACCTGTTCAAATTGATTGCCGAGAAAGATTAGCAAGTCAGATTTGACATAACTAACTAGGGTGTTATATCCTCTGTTTTAATAAGAGGAGGAAGAATGACACAGCAACAAATCGACGAATTTGAAGTTGAAGAATCACCCGTAGTAGAAGGCTTTTGTGTTGATGACGACCAAAAGGCAGACTGGGCGATTCGTAAACTTTCAAAGATTCGTAAACAACAATCAATCAACAAAGCCATCTTTGACAAAGAAATTATCCGAGTTACAGAATGGCTCTCAGCGGTCAATACAAGCCTTGACAAGGATGCCCTGTACTTTGAGGCAGTCTTAACGCCATACGCCCTCACAGAGCGCTCCAATGGTCGTAAATCCCTAGTTTTACCCCACGGCACGGTCAAAACAACCGCGGGTCGCCCAAAGATTGAGTTCGAATCTGAGGACGGGTTTATCGAATGGGCAAAGGTCAATGACCCAGCCTTGCTTCGAATCAAAACCGAGATTGATAAAAAAACACTCAATGAGTTGATTACTGAAGATAATCAAGTAATATCAACCCAAGGTGAAATTATCCCCGCAGTAAAAGTTTTACCTGCCGAAACTAAAGTTTCATTCGTTACCGAGTAGAGAGAGCAGACAATGGAGACAAAAACAATAGTTCAATCCCTTAATGAAATTATGAAAGCAGTTGGGGCTATATCAAAATCAGACAGAAATGCGGCTCAAGGATTTAACTTCCGCGGCATTGATTCCGTAGTAAACGCGGTATCCCCACAACTGCAAAAATATGGCGTAGTTGTCGTGCCTTCAGTTGAAGATTACGAATATCAATCAGTTGAGATTGGAAAAAACAGAACCGTCATGGGTCATGTGAAAGTGAAAGTTACTTACACATTTGTTGGTCCATTGGGAGATGCCATTAAAGCGACGGTAGTTGCTGAAGCCATGGATGCTGGAGATAAAGCAACAACCAAGGCTATGTCAGTTGCTTTTCGTACAGCCCTGCTTCAGTCGCTTTGTTTACCAACAGATGATGCCGACCCTGATAGTCATAGTTATGAGAGGTCAGAAAAAGTTGTGGTTGATACCAAAGCGGTATCAAAAGCAATCGCTGAAGCCAAGGACATAGATTCATTGGCTCAGATTGGTCAATACATAACAGTTCACAAAGACGCAATTGAACCGTCCATTCTTGAAACATTAAGACTGGCGTTCAAGGAGGCTCAATCACGCGTTGCTATAACAGTTGCGGAGGCTCCAAGTGTCACAGTTGATGCCTGAGTTGCCTTATGCTGGTACTTCGGGGTATTCGGGAACGGATACCTCGGAGGAACGCGCTCGCCATTCTGATAGGTCTGGGAAAACTGCATTGCGTCAAGCGCAAGCGTTATCTCTTTTATATCAATACGGGCATAACGGATTAACTTGGAAAGAGTTTGCTGAGGTTACTGGTTTGCATCATGGTTCAGCATCGGGTGTATTGTCCGTTCTTCATAAGACTGGAAGAATTGCGCGGCTAAAAGAAACCCGTGACCATTGCAAGATTTATGTAGATGTTCGCCATGTTTTCGGGCGAACCATTGAAAAACAAGGAAACAAAAAGCAATGTCCAAATTGCGGTCATCATTTGTAAGAGGGAGAAGTAATGGCTTGGGTAAGAATCGACGACAGTTTTCCAGACCATCCAAAAGTTATTGGGTTGAGTGATAAGGCTTTTAGGTTATACATAACCGCGCTTTGTTATTCCAACCGTTATTTAACTGACGGAATTTTGCCCCTAAAAACGGTCAAATCGTTTGCAAACTCGCGTCATATTTCGTCCTTAGTTGCTTCAAACTTGTGGGAACTTTCTGAAAATTTTATCAAAATATTAAGTTATGACGAGTATCAATTTACCAAGGAAAGGGTGCTAACTAAGCGTGAAACCGATAGGAAAAGGCTAGAAAAACATCGTTCCAAGTTGTCAAGTAACGCTGATGTAACGCCGTTACAAACTGATGTGAAATTGCGTCCCATACCCATACCCATACCCATACCCAATAAAGATAAAGATATACCTAAATCTCCTTCGGAGATTGAGTTCGATTCTTTTTGGCAGGTTTACCCAAGGCGTCAAGCAAAAGGGGCGGCTTTAGTTGCGTGGAAAAAAGCGCTGAAAAAAGCAAGCGCTCAAACAATAATTGATGGCGCAGTTAGATTTTCTTCTGACCCAAACCGCAATCCTGAGTTCACGCCTCATGCGACAACTTGGCTCAATCAAGAAAGATGGGGCGATGAGGCATTGCCAGTTAAAAGTGGCAATCAAACGAGAACAGAGAGTTCAGTCATGCGAGCGCTTGAAATTGCGGAAAGATTTATTACTGAGGATGGAAAGGCTTTGGAAAATGACCCGTTCTGAAGTTGCCCAGTTGTTTGCTTATTGTTGTCTTTTTGATGGACGGCTCCAAGCCGATGAAGGAAAAATTATGGCTTGGTTTACGACATTGTATGAACCAATGACATTTGAGTTCGCTAAGTTTTATGTAGGTGTTCATTACAGCCAAAAAGACACGGTGATTCAACCTAGTTATTTTAATAACGAGTGGGCAAGACAAAAACGCAATGAAAGAGAACGAGAGGAAACAAAATCGTTTATGTTGGAGTTGGAAGATATTCGTTCAAAGTCTGCTTCACCAGAGGTAGTTGAAAAGTATTTGGCTGAAATTAGAACGCATTTTAGAAAGGTGGATGTTGATGCTCCTTTGGAAAAAAATACAGGAGAGGTGGCATCTGACCTATGAAAATATTCCAATATGTCGTTTGGCTTTTTTACTGGCGAGTCAGAGCCAAGCAAAGATATGCCCTGCTTGCATGGACGCCCTCGCGGATGCGAGAGTCCAATGGCAAAGCCTAAACTAAAGGTTGAGGATGAAGTTCGCTTTACAGTTTTGGCTCGCGCCTACTATAAGTGCGAGCGTTGTGATGGTGGAGCCACTCAATTTGGGTTCTCAGTTCATCACAGAGCGCCTCGACAAATGGGCGGCAGTCGCGATGCAAACCTACATTTACCCGCCAATCTCATTGTTTTATGCGGGTCTGGGGTTGATGGCTGTCATGGCTGGGTTGAGTCCAATCGGGATTTAGCCAGACAACACGGCTACCTACTTTTCAAAATACAAAACGCGGAAGAAATTCCATTTATTGATAATTCAGGGAAAATTTGGATTATCACCAATGATGGAGAAAAACGGCGATTCGACACAAAATGGACATTAGCCTAATGTTCACTTTATGTATTGCTTATGCCGAACAGACGAAGAAGAACAATTGGTTTACCGCCTTGAGTTGGAACAAAGACCGTGGACAACAAACGCGGAGCGAGCGGGGAACCGATGGGCAAGGGCTGAGTTGGTCAAGACTTGGCGCACGGCTTTTGAACTTCTGGCTAAATCTGAGAGGATACCTCCTATGTCGTGGATAAGTGTGACTGCCGAACCTCACCAAAAGGGCGGACGGTTACAAGATGTAGGGGCGTGTAACCCAGCAGTCAAAGCGGCAATTGACGGAATCGTAGATGCGGGTGTGTTACCAGATGACTCACCGCAGTATATGAAATCGTTAATATTTTTACCACCACAAAATGATAAAAATTCATTAGTGCTTTACATACGAGGAGCAAAGAAAGAGAGGAAGATATGAACTGGGATTTAATATTCACGGTTTTTGGAACGGGAGTGGCGCTTCTTTTCTTGGCACCGTTTTATATTGCAATTGCAATCGCCTATCACAAAGCAAAACTTAAAAATGATTTAGAAACTTTCAAGACTATCCACAGAGAATACCCTGAAGATAATGTTGATGAAGCACTAGACAAGATATTCGGAGGGAACTAAAAATGGGTAACATACTAGAAGCAACAGAACTGGATGGTCGCGGATTGAATGATGTAAAAGTTCTTACAGACGCAATCAGAGAACACCAAAATCAGATTCAAGACTTAGGCAAACGAAGAAAACAAACAATTCTTCGACTTCGCAAACAGCGAATTACCTACCGAGAGATTGCTGAAGCAATGGGAGTGTCCGAGCAGTTGATTTACAAAATCATCCGCAACGATATTGACCGTGAGCCAGAATACGACGCGCAAGGAAACTTAATTCGCCGTAGAGGTCGCCCTCCCCGTCCATCCGTCTAAGCCTTTACTTAGCGAGAGTTAGGTAAAGGTTAATGAAAGCCAACATTAAAGTAAGCGGAGTTGAATCTGTTTCTATTTCAACCCTGATTGCATATCCATCTAATCCCCGTCGTGGTGATATAGATGCGATTGCTTCTTCCCTCAAGGCTCATGGTCAATACAGACCTATCGTAGTTCAAGAGGGAACAAACTTTGTACTTGCTGGTAATCACACACTCAAAGCGGCGAAGAAACTTGGCTGGAAAAAAATCAAGATAACGCGCATTGATGTAAATGAATCAAGCGCTCGCAAAATTGTCTTGGCTGATAACCGATTAACAGATTTAGCAGGATACAACGAGCCACTTCTTAAATCCCTTCTCAGCGCTTTACCTGAGTTGGATGGAACAGGCTTTACCGCCTCCGAGGTTGAGACTCTTGATAGATTGATAAAAGGAAATCAAAAAGAGCCTATGGGTGGAAGTAAGGCAAAGTCTGACCCTGAAGTAAAGATTGGCGCTTGGCGCTTCACGATAGATGCAGATGCCTATAAAGCATGGGTCGAACAACTGTTCGAAGAGTTCGGCAAGACGCGCTCAAAAGCCATCAACGGAATTAAAGAACGCCTTGGATTCCCAGAGCGTAAATCTGAAACTTTAGAACGCCTACCAGAGCCGCCAGATAGCCTCCCTAGCGATGTAGAGACTGTATCGGTTAAAGACATATCGGCTCATCCTCTAAACCCGCGAGAAGGCGATATTGGGGCAATTATTGAGTCCCTTTCACAAATGGGGCAATACCGACCAATTGTGGTAAATCGGGCAACCAAGCATTGCGTATCAGGAAACCACACATTTCAAGCGGCGCTCCAATTAGGCTGGGAGAAGATTGCAGTTCATTGGATTGATGTTGATGATGTTGAAGAAATAAAGATTTTGATTGTGGACAACCGAACATCTGATTTAGCAACTTACGACTCACAGGAATTAAACACATTGCTCACCTCCACAAATCTTGTTGGGACAGGGTTTAGTGCTGAAGAGGTCGCCGAGATACTTTCTGGGGGAAAGTCAAAGCCTGGGCATATTCCTGTGGGTCGTAGCACTATCCGAGTTGGCGAATTTAATATGAGGGTTCATACTGAAGATGTAAATACATGGGCTAACGCAATCTATGGCTGGAACGATATTGCTGAGTTGCTTAGGATTCCGCTAGATGCTTGTACAACAGAGGAGCAATAATGCCAATTAAATACCTACTTACAAACGGCAACAGAGAACTTAAAGTGGATGGAATCTTCACTTGGTCGATTCCAGCGCTCGCGGCAAAACTATCCAACGGCAAGAATTTTCTTACCTGTCCAAACGCGGGGGTGTGTGCCAATTTATGTTATGCCCGCTCAGGCACCTATAACTTTTCAAATGTAAAAGCGGCTCATGTACGCAACCTTGAATTGACTCTTGATAATCCCCTAGAGTGGAAAACTAGGGTGAGTGATGAGTTGAAGGCAAAGCGTTACCAAGGGGGTAAATCGGTAAGAATCCATGATGCGGGTGATTTCTATTCTGAAGCGTATTTCTTACTTTGGATGGATATTGCTATGGAGAATCCTCATGTATTTTTCTACGCTTACACCAAAGAAGTAGAGATGGTTAAGCGCCATGAGTTGCCATCAAATTTTGTCATCATCTTTTCCATGGGCGGAACCCAAGACCACTTGGTAGACAAAGAAAATGACCGCCACGCTGATGTATTTCCATCCTTGGAGGCGCTTGAAGAGGCGGGATATACAGACCAAGAACGCTCTGACCTTTTAGCCGCGACGCTTTCCACAAACAAAATTGGTATTGTGGTTAATAACATACCTCACTTAAAAAAGAAGCAAGGTCAAGAAACTTTTGCCAGCCTACAAGTTATGAAAGGGTAGAATAAACCCATGGAGAAAAAGATAGGTAAGTATTGGTTTTGTTGGGGACGAACAAGCGGATTCGCTTTAGGCTTTAACATCTCTAAATATAACTGGGGTATCGAACTAGGATTTTGGTACATTGGGCAGGAATTTTGATGAGTAATGTTATTGCTTATCTTTTTTATTACACCGTAGTTTTTACGGCTATATTTGCTTGGGTAGTAATTACTTGGGCAGTTGCATGGGAGATTCGAGAATGGCAGAAAAGAAAGTGACAACAGCGGTTGCAAAGAAGGCAGTAAAGAAGAAAAAGGCTGTTGAGTCTCGACCTGTTGGAAAGCCAACAATGCTAACTCCTGAATTGCAAGACAAGATTGTTGAGTTGATTCGTCTAGGTAACTATGCCTCCGACGCGGCTGGCGCTTGTGGCATCAGCAAGGCAACCTTTTTTGGTTGGTGCGCTCGCGGTAAAGACGAAGCCGAGCGTAGACGATTATTACCCGATGCTAAATTACTTCCTAATGAGGTTAAGTATTTAGAATTTTTGGACGCAGTAGAAAAAGCAAGGGATGAAGCAACGGTTCGCAATGTCTCAATCATCCAAAGGGCAGGACATGATGGGACTTGGCAAGCGGCGGCATGGTGGTTAGAGCGCACCCGTCAAAATACCTATGGGCGTAAAGAGCGCCTAGAGGTAACGGGTCAAGATGGGGAAGCCATGAAGATTAGCGTTGATATGGGTGAGTTGGAAGAAAAAATTGCTCAAGTCATTGCGATTAGGCGAAAGCATTTAGAAATAGAAGAATGAACGAGCGCCTAGTAGACAGAGTTCTCGGGGCGAGTATTGAAGAACGAAATGAAATTTATCTATCCCTGACCCAAGATGAGAAATATGCGCTCTCGATTATCTTAGACGCAGAAATTAAAAACCCTTGGGCTAGATACGAACATGACCCTATTGGTTTTGTTGAAGAAGGCTTAGGCGAAGTTCTATGGAGCAAACAAAAAGAGATTTTACAATCCCTTGTAGATAATAAAAGAACGGTAGTTCCCGCTTGTCACGCGCCTGGAAAATCTCACTTGGCGGCGCGAGCAATTGCATGGTGGATTTCAGTTCACCCGCCTGGGACGGCAATTGCTATCACAACAGCCACAACTTTTAGGCAAGTGCGAAACATCATGTGGGCGAATGTGCGAAGAGTTCACACAGCCAATAATCTCGCAGGTGAAATCTTAACTACGGAATGGAAAATGGATGGCACGGTAGTTGCCTACGGATTCTCCGCATCTAATAATGACGAGGCGGCAGTTCAAGGTATCCACGCTCCTCACATGCTCGTTGTTGTAGACGAAGCGGGCGGAATCTCGGACATGATTGGCAATGCCCTTGAAGCCCTGATGACGGGTGGACATACACGGCTTTTGGTTTTAGGGAATCCTCCAACGGATGCAGAACAGACTTGGTTTGAAAGAATCTGTTCATCGCCTATTTACAATATCTTGCCTATATCTGCCTACGACACGCCAAACTTTACGGGTGAGCCAACGGGAATGTGTAAGAGTTGCCCCAACCATGTAGAGCCTCACAGCGTTGCAACTCACTTGATAGATAAATCTTGGGTAAATGATGTTGTTTCTGAATTCGGGGAAGATTCTGCTTTTGCTGAAGCCCGCATCCATGCAAGGTTTCCAAAATCCAGTACGGGCAAAGTTATCCCTTACGCGTGGGCTGAGCAATCCTTGGAAAATGAAACTCCACTTGAATCTAACATTATTCGATTAGGGGTGGATATTGCATCCGATGGTGGGGATGAATTTGTTATAGCGCTCGCAGATGGATACACGGTTAAATTGGTTCATCGTTCATCAGGCAAGATAAATGCAAACGCGGTAGATGTCGCGGGCGTTGTCATGCGAGAGATTGAGAAAGCCGTTGAGGTTCATACCGCTAGAGGTATAACTGAGCGGGTACGGGTCAAGATAGATACCATCGGCGTCGGCTGGGGAGTTGTGTCTTTATTGGATAGATGGTGCAAAGAGCAACAAGTTCGCGCCGATATTGTTGGGGTCAATGTTGCAGAGCGTCCCAAAGATGCCAATAAGTTTAAGAATCAAAGAGCAGAGATGTGGTGGAATACCCGCCAATTATTGCAACCCAGAGACGGGCAACAAGAACTAAAACTAGATGTCGATAGACAAGTTCTAGCCCAATTAGCGGGTCCGTCCTATAAGAGTGATTCTTCAGGGCGTATTCAAATTGAGGCTAAGGCAGACATGAAAAAGCGGGGAGTTCATTCACCTGACAGAGCAGAAGCAATTCTTCTAGCGCTGTATGAAAATAAAACTATTCACGCGCCCTTATCGCCTTTATCTTTTACCCAGTCAAATCCTTGGACTATGTGAAAATCTTTTTCCACCTTTGGACAATTACTTTAGCCTCATCTAGCCCATATTTGTTTAATAACTTTTGACATTGCCTCAAAGTTAGACCCGTGTGTGGATGAGATGAGGACAGAATCCCCGTCCCAAACTCATCCACCAATTCAGCGAGTATCTCGTCAGACACCTAAAAAGTCCACTTCAATATTTTTGTCGTAGACAGTTTCGTAAAGCAAACGCCCAGCAGACCAATCTTCCCATTCCCCATCTGAAGTAACGACCACCTTTGAGCCAAGCGATTGCTTTAGATGAATAAGGATTGCAGTTACCGCGGTATCGTAAGGTTTCTCAGCAGTTTTGCAAAAACTAAAACCAGTATCTTCCGAAGTAATTACAAAAGTTTCGTGAGCGCCAGAACCTACGCCATTAAAGTAGATAGAAGCACCTGCTGAGTTATCTTCAATAGGAATTCCTGCATCTTTAGCAGTTTCAATAATCAGGCGAGCGCCTTCTAAGAATTTATTCCAGTCGGATTGCTCAATCCCATTTTCTAATGTCCAGTAATGTGTGTATCCCATTTATTTAACCTCTCTTAGTAAATCAGTTGAAAAGCCCCACTCAAGTTTTCTTTCGTGTTCTTTAATGTGCCTATCGGATGCTTGGCAAGCCTTATTGAACACCAAGAAATTACCGCGTTTACCACAATCGCAAGTCCAGCGAAAGTATTCGATTTCAAATGTAAGAGCCATCAGTTGCTTACCCCTATTCCGTAGCCTTCTCTGACAGCCTGTTGAACGCCTTGCTTAATTTCATCAACAGCCCAAGCGAAGTTTTCTTTATCAGCGATGTTTTCTACATGAACACCTGTTGCCTTTGTGCCGTAGTAGATTTCGTAAATCCCATATCCCTCTACTTTGTAAAGGCGATACTGACCAATCTTCTTGATTGCTTTCTGACTCATTTTATTCCCCTCTCTGAGAACAATCTAAGTATATCATAACTAGGGTTGGTTATTTACCTTTTCAACAATGATTTCCTTGATTTTATCGGTGTCCTCTTTTGAGACTCCAACACCAATTACCACGATTTTGTCTGACCAGTTGCTCATTTCTGCTCCTTTTTGATTCTAACCTGGGAAACTTTTAAGCCGTTTTCCTTGGCATATTTACGCTTTGCTTCAGCGGTGATTGACCGCTTTTGCTTTGATTCGGCAGTCAAAATCAAGAAAGCAACCACATTAGCCCAGCCCTGAGCCTCTTCAGCATTTTCAGAGCCGTATGTTGCTATCCACTCAGCGGCGCTCCACAAATCTCCCGTGGATGGTGATTGAGGAACTAAGCCTTCGTGAAGAAATTTATCAACAGAATCTTCATCAGCGGAGATTCTTTCTCCCCACTTAAAACCTTTGTAATCAAGCGCCATTATTTGACCGCCTCTTCTTGGACAAAGATTGCTTGGATTCTGTATTGACCGCCGACCCATGCAGTTGCAGTTATCGCGTAAGCCTCAGCCTCACCCTTAGTCGCAAAGTAATACTTTTCTTTTTGACCCTTGATTTCTACTTCATAGACTTTCTTAGCCATGTCATATCCTCTCTCGACCTCGTACACTAAGTATAACACAACTAGGGTTAGAAATCATCCCAAAACACAAAGAATTTTGTACTACATAATTCGAACACCTGTTCGTTTGATACGCTTGCGCCATGTCTCCTACATCATCAAGTCTCGTTCAATTTAAGGCTCCGAGCCAAGTTACGACTGGGTTGTAGGGGCTACCTTTGCCTGAGTTAAACGCCAATATCCCGCCCATAGAGTGCTATGTAAGAGGAAACTTCCTACGCAATCAGTTGGACAGCCACGACCAGTATTTTCCTGTTGTCATTTTTGGGGTGGCAACGGTTCAAAACCGAAGCCCTTTGTTTCACTTCTTGATGGAAGATGGCGGCATCTGGTGGCGTATGCCGATTAACGCTTTTTGCACCAAGCCTGGTGTGCCAGAAGAGGACATACATAATCTAGTTCTCTGGAATTCTTTCAGCCCTTATGTGACTGTAACTAAGTTTGCCAATCTAGCCAATATGAAGATTTCTTACAGAGACAGAAAGAAAGAAAAAGTTTTAGGCAAGTATCTCTTTACCCTCGACTGGCACAATCCTGAATCTAATATTTTGGACCACGGCTATTCAGAAAACCCAGGACAACATAAATGCGGTCATGTGATTGAACGCGAAGATGGCAATTATGCAGTCCAACCAAACAACCGCGTATTGCTTTACGAGCCATCGTTTACTACAAAAGATAAATTGGTGATTGATAGGTTAATCAATACCTATACATGGGATGTTGAGGATGCAAGTAAATGGATAGGGGAAGATTCAAACCGCTATAATTACGATATTACAATTACCGATTTGAAAAAGGACAAGTAATGCCTAAGAGAAAAGCAGGTTCATTCAACCAGATGTTAATTAAAGATGGTTGGATAGTTCGCATGGCTAAAGACGGGCGCATCCTTGCCAAGATTGAAAGATACACACCTAAACTTCCGAAGGTTAAATAATGTCCGATATTGGAGTTTGCGCTCCAACCTTGGTAAATGCTCGTTGCGATAGATGTAACGCACAAGCCTTTGTAATCGGCGCTTTTGTAAACGGCGATTTATATTTTTGCGCTCATCATGCAAAAGAAATAGCACCACAACTGGTTCGCCAAGCATTGACGATTTACGACCCAGAAGCGGTGCTAATTTCTTCTTTTTAGTTAAAGACCAAGCAATGTTTGAATAGTTGCAGACACAACCATCAGAACAAAAGAACCCAACAGGGCTATGCCCCAGAGATAGCGCAGTTCAGGAAACTTTGCTGGCGGACGCTTTTGCTTAATTACTTGATTGATAATTTTTGGTTGAATGATGTCTCCAAACTTTTCATTTACTTCTTGCTCGTTCATGTATTCCTCTCCTGTTGTACGGATATACAACTAGGGTTAGGATACTACTTCTTGGGCGATAGTGCAACTTTCTTCCGCTTGAGTTGGGTAAAATAAATAAAAGGCGCAGATGTATAGGCGTCATTTTCAGCGGCAATCTTGAGAGCCTTTGACAAAGAGGCACCAGCCGATAAAGCCCCTATCCCATAACTAGAGCCTGAGCCAACACCATAGAATCCTTTTGAATCTAGGCTGATGGAAAAATCATCAGCGAGTTCGAATACCTCACCGCCAATTGAGATTAAGAAGGCAAATTTAGTTTCATCGTCATCAGCGTCCCATTTGTATTCTTGTTCTTTGAAACAGGCTTTTAATGAGGGAACAACCTTTGCAATCATAAAATGATAAAGGTCATTCCAATCTTTTGTTGTTGGAGTTGGAGGAATCCAAATATGCTGGGCAATATCGCAAGGCGCACATTCGCCGCTACCAGCAATTATGTAATCTCCGCGCTCGCTAATTTTTACCATTTGTGGATGAGAAGCCCGACGACCACTTGCGCCAGTCGTTTGTGAATCTGCGCCCATCACCACCTTATCTAAGTGCTGGACAGCGATTATTGTGGTCATGGGGAGAAGCGTACCCGCCCTTTTTTAGATTAGGGCTAGGCTCGCCTCTGACCAAACGGCGGGAGTTCCCGTGTCGGGCAAGTAACCGCCCGCGCCACCGAATAAAATTGGAGTGTGGGGGAAAGTCTCACGAATCCTACGCATAGCGCTTGAATAACCACCCACGGTGTAATTTAATTCCGATAAAAGGTCATTATCTAAGGCATCAGCCCCACAAGCAATAAAGATAAGAGTTGGCTCAAAGACAACAGCCGCTTCAAGAAATGAATCCGTGGCGAATTCTAATCCTTCATTGCCAGTTCCAGCAACAAGAGGAAAATTCAAAGCCCACTCATCAAAATTTGAAACTAATCCCGTTCCTGGAAAAATTCCATATTGATGAACAGAAAATGTCAGGACATTCTGATTACTTCGCAAAAGTTCCTCGGTGCCGTCACCATGGTGAGCATCGCAATCAAAGATAGCAACCTTATGACCAGCCAAAGTTGCCTTTGTAGATGCAATCGCTAAATCATTGAATACACAAAATCCGCTGGAGTAGTCATACATCGCATGATGCTTTGCGCCTGGGAGATGAATTGCTAATTTTGTTTTGCCTTCTAGCAATAAATTTAAGGCAGTCAAAGTCCCACCAACAAAAAGTTTTGCTAAATCTCCGAGGTCATGGCGTTGCCCACCCCACTCATTAGATTCTCCACGGATAGTTACATCGTGGATATAAACAGGGTCATGGATAAGCAAAAGGTCATCGGTGTGTGGCATCTCTGGCTCATATTCATCTACATTAAGATGACGCCGTTGCGCCTCAAGCATGATTTGATTTCGCCCATGCAAAAAACGCCGCCCTTGAGTTGGATGGCTTGGGTCAAATACCCAATTAGCATAATCGGGTGAATGAACAATAATCGCGTGTTCCATTTTTCCTTCTCTCTCTTTATTAAACCCCCATTATACTTTACTTTCTATTTTTTCACACTTTTTGCATACCTTTTCAGGAACAAAATAATGACCAAATTGCCATTTATAGTCATCATCGTTTTCCCATTTTGTATCTACATCCAAAGAAAATGATTCTCCACAAAGAGTCACATAAAAAATATCTTTGAATGTTAGGTCCTTTATATGCCAATTAGAAACACGCATATCACCTCGGCGTCTTAACCAACACTTATTAACGACTTCGTTATTTTGAGTCATTTTTTGTTCCTCTCTTTAAGCACAATCTTTGCGGCGACAAGTCTTTCCTTATCCTCGGCTGTGTTTAGCCAAGGCAACATATTAAGAGCCTTGACCATATTTTTCAAAGCCCAAGTTGGCTGATTGCCAACAATCTTTTTTGCTTCAATTAAGTTCATGCACTCACCTCCGACTTCATTTTTTTCCAGCGCTTGTATTCGGTTGATGAAACTAAGATTCCATAACCGTTATGTATCTCCTGAGCGCCATCCCATAATTCTTTTGAAATGGCTCCGCGACCTTCGTATCCTTCGTCTATAAACTTTTCGAAGTTGCCCCATTGGTCACAGAGAATCCATCCACGCTGAGGATTCCCGTTTGTTGTGTTTGGAGCCTTGATGTATGTAAGAAATTTCATTATGCCGCCTCTCCGAATTTAACATTCCTAAAGCAAGATGCTTGGTAAGCAACCTCGCCAACATTTTCTGGATAGACACCTTCGACAGTTCCCTTATCAAAAACTACGCCCTTGCGCTTGAATTGACGAGTTACTGTCCAAGTGTCATCCCAAGCAAGGTAAACCTCAACGCTGTATCCGTTGGATACTGGAAGAGTTATTGTTCGAGTTGCCTTGCCATCATTGGTCCGCCAAACTTGAACGCGACCACCCGAGATAGCAAAGATATTCATGCGACCTATTTGACCGAGGAGTTCATCCTCATTGAATGGGCGATACTTTTCGTAAGTTACTTCTGACATTTTGTATCCTCTCTCTTGGTTACAATCTGATTCTAGCATAACTGGGGTTAGTTATCTACCTTTTCTTTTGCGGTTACAGAGAAAACTACATCTCCGATTTTCTTGATTTCCACATCCTCAATCTTCTCAAATCCGAAATCAGCGCAGATGTAAACCTGACCGTCAATCTCGATTTCATCACCGACTGAGATAGATGTGTGAGTGCGAGTTGCAGATAACTTAGGCTCAATTGTCTCCCAAAGTGGACCTTGGTAAAGATTTGTCTGCTTGTAAATCTGCTCGCAAAT